AATTTTAACGGGACATTTAGTACATGTGTTTCATTAACAGGGGCGACATTACCAACAACAATGAACTCAGTTACAACAACAAACGCAATGTTTCAAAACTGTTTTTCATTAACAAATATTACACTTTCTCCAATGTTATCTTGTACAAACTATACAAGTATGTTTAATACTTGTTATTCATTGATAACAATTGAAATACCATCATTTCATAGTGGAACAACAACGGTAGATATAAACTCAATGTTTCTGGGTTGCAGGTCTTTAGAATATATTAAATTCCCAACAACTGTAACGGCAGGAAACACATTTTTATCTAATGCTATGTTTAATGGTTGTAGTAATTTAAAATCTTGTATCTTACCTACAAATTTTAATGCAACAACAATGTCTGCAATGTTCTCAAGTTGTAATTCATTATCAAGTGTAACATTACCTACAAGTATTCCATCTTTAACGGATATGTCTTCAATGTTTAATGCATGTCACAACTTACAAGAAATAACATTACCCACAACAATCGGGGCAACAGTAGCGATGAATTCTATGTTTAGTACTTGTTCAGCACTATCAGAAGTGATTGTTCCAAGTTCATATAACATAACGTCACTATCACTATGTTTTCAAAACTGCAGTAATATAAGAAAAATTCAACTTCCAAATAATACTCAAAATAGTATAACTACAATGGCTTCAATGTGTTCAGGATGTAATAATCTTAAATCTATTGTATTACCAACATCAATGACAGGAGTAACTAGTTTAAATGGTTCATTTCAAAACTGTATTAATTTAGAAAGTTTAACTTTTCCTGCAACAATGAACTCAGTTACAACTATGGGTTCAATTTGTAGTAGTTGTCTAAGTTTAATATCGGTTACATTACCAACATCAATGACTGCACTTACAACTATTGGTTTGGCAACTGCGTTTAATACTTGTACATCATTAAAAACTTTGGTATTACCTACAACTGTTAATGCTTCATTAAGCAGTTATAATAGTTCATTTACTAATTGTACTGCATTGGAAACATTAACATTACCTACAACTCAAACAACTGGAATAACAACAATTGCTGGAATGATTCAAAACTGCCCCGCATTAAAGACAGTAAACAATATTCAATTTATTGGTAATACATCAACCGCAGCAACGGTTTATATTGCTGGTGATAGTGTATCAACAGGCTCTTATCAATTTACAGGTAACGCTGATTTTTATTGTAAATTTTCTAAATTAGAGATGAATGGAACCGCAACTATTCAATCTTTATTAAACTCATTAAGATTAAGAAACACTGGCTCTGGTCAATATGCAGGTACTTCACCACAGATTAACATTTCATATACAAGTTTAAGTCAGGCGGCATTGGTTCAAGTATTCACGGACTTACCAACTATAACTTCAAAAACAATAAACATTACAGGAGCATCAGGAGCAGCAGCATTAACACCTGCTGAAAGAGCCATTGCTACTGGTAAAGGATGGACAATCACAGGATAATATTATGGTATACAAATTATTTATAGAAAATGGGGATTATCAAGATATTGATACCAAAGAACCCCGCAATATGATGGAGGTAGAAATAGCATACACTCCTGATGGAATTAACATAGGCTGGGACGAGTTTAATTCAAAAGATGAAGCTATGTCTTACTACAACATAGAATTGAAACCAGAGGTCTTAAATCAAGAAGAATAATGTGGATAAAAAACTTTTAAAATATATTTTATAGTATGGAAGAATTAGAAGAAGATTTTGTTGCAGATTTAAGAACGTTAATTAACGATGAACGTTTTTATGATAAAGAGAGATTTTACAAAATAATCGCTTCATTAAAAGTGATGCCAGAGATTTTAACTATGGCAAAGAAAAACGACTAATATGATGGCAGGAAAAACAGTTGATTTAAATGTCAGGGTTAATACCGCTCTTGAAGGTGGTGATACCCTCAAGACCTTAAGAGAGTTAAAACAGGTTCAAAAAGAACTTGTTGCTGGTAGTGAGGACTATAAGAAAGTCGCTCAAAGAATGGCTGACATTAAAGACAAGACAAAGGGTGCGACAACTCAATCCCAAGACCTTGTTGATACTCTTGCATCTGCACCAGGCCCTTTGGGTATGCTTGGTCGTGGACTTGATACTATTACTTCTTCAACTAATAAATTTGGATTAGCTCTTAAAGCCACAGGAATTGGTTTAGTCGTAGGATTGATTGGAATGCTTGTAAAAGCCTTTAGTGAAAACGAAAAGGCAATGAAGAAGCTTGAACCAATTATGATTCAATTTGAACAGATTCTTGGTGGTATATTCACAGCATTAGAGCCTGTATTTGATATGTTTGTTGATTTGGCTATTAAGGCAATGCCATTATTCACAACTGGTATAAAGTACATTTATACCTCAATTTCAACATTACTTCAATCTATTGGTAAGTTAGGTAGTGCGTTATACAAAGTATTTAGTGGTGATTTTAAAGGAGCATGGGAAGACGCTAAATCTTCAGTAACAGGTTTTGGAGATACGTTTAACAAAACCGCCGAAGCATTTGATAAAGGTGCGTCAGAAATGACAAAAACTGAAAAGAAGAATGCTGAAGAACAAGAAAAAATAAGAAAAGAAAAGGCTGAGAAAGCCGCAAAGGCTGCCGCTGATGCATTGGCTCTAAGAAAGGCTGACCTTGAAGCAAAGATTAAACTTGAGACAGATGCTGAGAATACTTCCAAAGAGAAGTTAATGGCATTGTATGAGGAAAGATTCCAAGCTGAGATTAAAGGTCAAAAAATGACTGATGCTCAGAAACAAGTATTAAGAGCTGAGAATGCTAAAAAGGTTGATGAAGCATTAAAGGCTGACAAAGACGCAAGACAAAAAGCGTTTGATGATGACTTAAAACAATTACAAGAAGCTGGTAAATTACAGATTGACCAATTAACGGCAAACTATAATGAAGCTAAAGCAATCTATGGTGAGAACTCCAAAGAAGCAAGAGCAGCACAGGATGCTGTATTTGTAGCACAATCTCAAGCACTTCAAAATGAAAAAGACATATTAAGTCAAAAGAAAGAACTTACAGATGCTGAAGTTTTAAGACTTAAGAACATTGCGATTGAACAACAGAACTTAACAACAACTGTTCAAACTGAAAACCAAAAAAGAATTGAATCTGATGTAGCAACATTCTTAAAGAAACAAGAAGAACAAAAGAAGTCTGATGATGCGGCATTTGCTCAGAAGATGCAAGCAGCTACTAATGATTTTGACGCACAACAAGGGATATTAGACGCCAAGATTGAACAAGATAGATTATACTATGAATCATTACTTGCTCAAGAAAATCTAACGGCAGAACAAAGAAAATTAATACAAGACCAACAGACCGCAAATGTTCAAGCAAATGCGGATGCTCAGATTGCAATTGACCAAAAGAAATTTGAAGCTCAACAAGCATTGTTAAATGCGACAGGAGCGGCAATAACCGCAGTTGCTGACATCATTGGAAAGAATACTGTGGCTGGTAAAGCTTTGGCGGTTGCGGCATCATTAATCAATACATATACGGCTATTGCGGGTCAATTAGCTGCCTTTGCTAAGGTACCTGTTCCTGGTTACGCAATCGTTCAAGCTGTTGCAACAGGATTGATTGGTTTTAAAGCTGTTAAAGATATTATTGCCACACCAGTACCATCAGCAGCAGGAGGTTCAGGTGGAGGAAGTGGAGCGGCACAAGGAGGTGGAGGACCATCAGTTCCAAAACCAAGAGGATTAGCAAGAGGTGGATTCGTATCAGGATATGGTTCAGGAACAAGTGACTCAATCCCCGCATTATTGTCAAATGGTGAATCAGTAATTAATGCTTCATCAACTGCAATGTTTAAACCATTATTATCTACGATTAATTCAATAGGTGGTGGTAGAAGATTTGCTTCGGGTGGTATTGTATCATCTGACTTCAATCAAACTCAAGCAATGACAGATTTGGCTAACTCATTGGGTGGTATGAATAGTTCTGAACCAATCAAAACATACGTAGTTGCAAGAGATATTACAAACCAACAAATGATGGATAGAGCGATTAAATCTCGTTCCACTATTTAATTTTTAACGCTTTAACATAAATTGATATTTAATATAAGATGACTCCTAAAATAATTGAATTAATTATAGAAGACGATGACGACCAAGGCGGTCTTGACGGAATTGCCTTAGTTGAAATGCCAGCGCATGAAGCTGATTTTGAGTATTTCTCAAATACTGAGAAACCAACTCATTATGTCTTATCTGACGATGAAATACCAAAAGTAGTTCAGATGTTTCATGCTTATGGAGAGCCACAAGGTCTATTAGAAAAAGAAGGATGGTTTATCCATTCAATTAGACCAATGAACAAAAAAGAGTTCCAAATTTTAGCAAATCCAAATGCACCATCAGCACAAGATACTGATGAAGTAAGATTTAGATATAAGTACGTTGGTCCTAAAGACGATAAGAATAGAACCTTCTGTGCTGAAATGATGTCAGCGGGTAGAGTATTCAGAATTGAAGATATTCAAGAAATGTCAAACAGAGATGTTAATCCTGTGGGACCTGATGGATATGATATATTTGAGTGGAGAGGTTCATTCAATTGCAGACATAAATGGGTTCAACTTATTTACCGTAGAGATGGTAGAATTATCAATAGTGATAAAGTTGAAAGAGGAATAATTGACGAGGATGGAATGCCAGGTCCTGATACAAGAACAACAGCTACAATCGCTGCTGGTAATACTCCTCCAAGAACAGGATTCTCATCATCAAACCCTGACGTAAGCGCTTTACCAGTATACGTTGATGAAGTAGGTGGTGATTTAGTTAGAAAACCTGTATTAGCATCACTTCCTTTATTTGAAAATAAAGAAGATGCTGAAGCATTAGCTTTAGTGATGGGATGTAAAGGTTCTCATAAACATAGTTACGGTGATAAAATTCTTTATATGCCGTGTGAGAAACATCCAGAACAAATGGCAGGATTAGAAGATGCTTGTTGGGAAGGATATGAACCAATTGGAACTAAAATTGGTGATGATGGTAGAGAAGTACCTAATTGCGTTCCAATTAAAGAAGAAATGAACGATGATGGAACTTATAGGAACGATGAGTTTCTTAGCTTTGATGATTATCCTGCACTTATTCGTAAAAACGCACAAGCGGCTTTAGACTATATTGAGAAGACAGGTAATCCTAAAGGTTGTATGACTCAAGTAGGTAAAGTAAGAGCACAACAATTGGCTCAAGGAAAACCGATATCCTTAGAAACGGTAAAAAGAATGAAAGCCTATATCTCAAGGCATAAGAAAGATTTACAAACAAGCAAGTCATATGACGATGGTTGTGGTAAATTAGCCATGGATGCGTGGGGAGGGTTGGAGGCTTTATCTTGGGTTGAAAGTACTATTAAAAAATATCAAGAAATGTCTGCCGATGACACAACATTTCAAGTGTTCAATAATGAACAAAGATTAGTCGTTGGACCAGCAATGATACCTGATAAGATGATTATCAGAAGAAATGAGATTACTGGTGAAATATATTATGTCTATTTTACTGCTGAGACAATTAAGAAACTACAACAAAAGTTTATGCAAGAAAAGTTATTGGATAAAACCAATATTGAACATGGCAGAAAATTCTTGACTGGTGTGGATGTTGTTGAAAGTTGGATTGTTGATGACCAAAAATTAGATAAACAACAAGTATTCGGAATGGATTATCCTAAAGGAACTTGGATGGTATCAATGAAAGTTAACAACGATGATACTTGGAATAAAGTTAAGGACGGAAAACTTAAAGGGTTCTCAGTTCAAGGATATTTTATGGAGAAAGCTAAGTTTAGTTCAGTATCTAATGAAATATTACAAGAAATAAAACAAATATTAAAAGACGTAAAATGAATTACCAAGAAGCAATCAAAAAAATAAATAAACTGTTGGGATTGTACAAATTTACATCTTACAAAATCGCGGAAACAGGAGAAGAAATCATTTCTGAAGGTGAATTGGCTGTAGGAGAGCCTATTTATGTAATAACAAGTAATGGTCAACTACCTGCTCCCGATGGTGAGTATGAATTGGAGGACACTACCAAAATAAAAATTGAAGACGGAAAAGTCAAAGAATTAAAATACGATATGGAAAACGAATCGCTAAGCTTCACAGAAGCTACAATGAAAGATGGAACTGTTCTAAAATCACCTACATTTGATTTGGGTGAAGATGTATCAGTAGTTGGTACTGACGGTAAAGAAACTCCTGCACCAGACGGAGAGCACGAAATTGCTCTTAAGGATAGTGAAGGAAATGAAGTTACTATCAGAATTATAACTAAAGATGGCAAAATCACTGAAAGAGAAAATGTTGAAGAGTCAAACCCTGAAATGCCTGAGAATGGTGAAGAAATGGGAATGATTCCAGCATTGTCTGATGTAAATGATGTAGCAGACGAATCATTCAAAAAATCTATTATGGAGAAAATTGATACCATGATGGCTAAAATGGAAGAGATGGCTTCTAACTATGAAGACATGAAAGCTAAAGTTGCTAAGTTCTCTAAGGAACCTGCGGGTGAACCTGTTAGACAAGCAAAGAACATGATTAACGAATTTAACGCAGCAAAGGATGATTACATTTCTCAGCTAGTTAATGTAAGAAGAAAGTCTTACACAAAATAAACAAATAAAAAATAAAACAAAAATAAAACAAAAATTATGGCAAACAAAAAATATGACTTTAATTTTAACTTATCTTCTTTGGCTACTTATACAGACCAAGTTGGTGGTGAATTAATCAGAAAAGCTGTTCTTGAAGGTGAAACTGCGAAGATTATCAAAGTTCAACCTGGTGTCGTAGGTTCTCAAGCAATCAACTTGCTTAACTCAAACCTTTACGTTCAAGAGGGTACTTGCGGATGGGATGCATCTGGTACAACTATCTACACTCAAAGAAACATTACTACTTGTCAATACAAGGTAAACGAATCTCTTTGTCCTCGTGACTTAAATGATTACTGGTTAGGACAATTGTTACAACCTGGTGATTACAATGAGACTGTTCCATTTGAAGAGCAAATCTCAATCTTAAAAACTCAACAAATCTCTCAATATTGTGAGAATTTGATTTGGGGAGCTTCTTCAGCTACTACTTGTTTCTCAGGATTCAAACAATTAGTTGCTCAATTAGGAACAGGTACTACTACAGTAACTGGTGGTATTGTTGTTACAGGTCAAACTGCACTTTCATCAACAACTGCATTATCTCAAGTGGATGCTTTGATTGAAAGAATTCCTGATGATGTTGTTAACAGAACTGACTGGGTTGTGTTTATGTCTCACGCTAACTACCGTAAGTACTTAATCAACTACAGAACTGCTAACTACTACCACTATAATCCAGAATCTTCTTACGAAGACTTCAAAACATTCCACCCTGCTACTAACATCTTAGTACACCCTGTTGGAGGTTTGAATGGTTCTAACTTATTAATGTTAGCTCCAGCTGGTTACATGGTATTAGGTGTAAACTTAATGTCAGATGCTGAAACATTGAAAATGTGGTACGCAGTTGACTTTGACGAAGTTAGATTGAGAAGTAACTTCAACTTAGGTGTGCAAATTGCATGGCCTGAGTACGTTATTACTAACGGATTATCATAAACTAAACTTAAACTAAAAAAATAAAATTATGAGTTTTTCATCTTGTTTTACAACTGCAAATATCTGTAAAGGATGTAGAGATGCAGTAGGTGGTATTAAGCAGGTTTACATCGTTGCGGGATGCGTAACTGGTGTTACTGAAAATGCTAACCAAGAAATATTAACAGTAGGCGCTACAGGCGGAACTGTTTATACATACCAAGTAGAGAAAAATACATCTAATTTTGTTGAAAACATCCAAGCGAGTTTAGAAAATGGTACCGTAGTTTATAACCAACAAGTGAACCTAGTGTTCTTGAAGTTGCAACAATCTACGAGAAATCAAATTAAATTACTTGCTCAGAACACGAATATGAAAGTGTTTGTTGAGACAAATGAAGGTAGTATATTCTACTTAGGAGAAGACTTCGGTATGGCTTTATCAAGCGGTACTGCAGAATCTGGAACCGCATTTGCAGATAGAAATGGATACACATTGTTATTAGAAGGCTTTGAAAAAGAGCCTGCTAAGAAACTTGCTGGTTCATTAACATCTACACTTGTAGGTTTATCATTATCAAGCTGTGCTTGTTAATAAAATATAAATTAAGAAGGGGAGCTAGCCTCCCCTTTTTTTAGCCAAATGAGTTTATGAAAAATTTTAGAAAAGGAAAAAGCGATAGTAAAACTTGGGGTGTATTAGGTAAACAAGAAACCTTTTACGCACCTACTCATTTTATGGGCGAAAAAGTTCCATTAAACGCTAATCCTTTAGAGTCTTGGGATTATAAGAAATCTCGTTATAGAAGAATTGATTTAGTTCCAAAGAACGATGGTCAACAATCTGGTACTGTAATTGGACAAATTCCTCCGACACCTTCAGCAACTCCAGTTACACCAACACCCACATCAACTCCTGTAACCCCAACTCCTACACCTACAACCACTACAACAGCAACTGTAACTCCAACTAATACGGGAACCCCAACTCCTACACCTACTCAAACAAGTACATCAACACCGACTCCTACTATAACTCCGACTCAATCAGTTATTTCTTATTCGGTTTATACTGGTTCAACTGCATGTGTTGCTTGTTTATCATCAAGTTCAATTACGTTATATGGTCCAATATCACAAGGCTCACAACTTAATATTACTGAATTTGTTTATCTTGATTCAGCATTTACAATACCAGTTCCAAATGATACATACATTGTTCAATTATCTGATACATTGAGATGGCTTAGAGTATTTGCTGGAACAGCAGGTGAAATTACAAGTAGTGACCCTGACGGATGTCTTGATTGTGTAACTCCTACTCCTACTCAAACAAGTACATCAACGCCGACTCCTACTGTAACACCTACAAATACATCAACATCAACGCCGACTCCTACTGTAACACCTACAAATACATCAACATCAACGCCGACTCCTACTCCAAGTGCAACTCCAGCAATTCCTACAAGTAATTTACAACAATGGTATATTTCAACTGTAGACGCTAGTGTATCTTCTTGGACTAATCAATCGTATTTAGGTAATACATTAGCTAATGGTAATGTATCAACTCAACCATCTTTAGTAACATCATCATTAGGTTCTTATTCAGGACAAGCTGTTGAGTTTACAAGTAATGATGAACTTAATTCTGGTTTTAGTCCAATAACATATTCAGGATTAACAACATTTGCTGTTGTTAAATGGAGAAATGCTAATACTTATAGTGGTTTTTATAATGCCGCCTTTACTCAAACAAGTGATAAATCAGGCGCAAATAATAACTTTAATACAACTTATGTTGGAACCGCATCATTATCTGTTGCAGATTCAAATAGTATTTCTGAATTACCTATGATTTATAGTGTTAGTGGAACACCAGGTCAATTTGAAGCAAGATATGATGCTAAATCATCAAACTTTACTACATCATTTAACACATCAGGAGCAACTCCATCAGCCGCCTCAGCATTCAATATAGCTGTTGGTTCAACAGGAAGTCCTGTAGCAAGTTTAACTGTATTTGAATATATTGTTTATAACAGAAAATTAACTGCTGGTGAATATACACAAGTTATGAACTATCTTAAAACAAAATATAACTATGCAAGCTGGTAATTTTAAGATATTATACTTTGAAGATTTTAGGGAATGTTTTAAAGTCTATGAATTAATAGTTGTTTCAACAGATATTAAATGGGAGTTTCCATTTCAAATAAATGATGGTTATGCTATTCTATACAAATCTAAATTAGATGAGATATTAGATATAGAAAATTATGAGATTAGATGGGTAATTAATAATCCATTTACTCAAATAAAATAACACACAATGAATATTTTATTTATACTAATAGACGATAAACTTGATGCACATTATATCATAAGCGAAGATGTTAATAATTAGAAAAGGAGAAACAAATAATTTGATTGCGACAGTGTCTATGAACAAGACATTGCCGAATCCATATTACCTATTCTCATTTCAACATATCGCCTCAAAAGAGCGTGTTAGTTTTATTCCACAAGTAATTGTGAGTAACACACGATATGATAAGTTCCGTTTTGTGGAAGGTGCAACCAATTTATCGTTAACTCCACCTCAAGCCTTCTTTAACTATATCGGGCAGTATTACTATTCAATCTATGAACAGGTTAGTTCAGGAAATACCGATATTGCTTTGGCATATAATAAATTGGAATCAGGAAGAGCTATCGTAATTGTTGGTGATTCACAAACTGATGAATGTTTATTTGAACCATACATTAGCCCTAATGAAGACGCTTACAGTATTATCTATGTTTCAGAACAAGAAGAATTCTGTATTACAGGTGGAACGCCAACTCCTACAGTAACAATAACATCATCTCCTACACCGACTCCTACAGTGACAATAACATCATCTCCTACACCTACACCTACTCCACTATAAACTATGGATAAAATAAAAACTTTAGATATTTATTAGTAATGAAGAATAATTTACATGTATTAGATTTTAACGCAGCTCAGGTACCACAATACCAAGAAGTAGTTAAAAATAAGCCTTGGGTTTACTATGGTGATGATAACTTATTTCCAAACCACTTAATGGCTTTATATCAGTACAGTTCAATCAATAGAGCTTGTGCAAATGCAGTAATGTATGGTGTTAAAGGAAAGAATTTAATTGTTAAAGAAGGTAACCCTGAAGTATTAACAATGGCAAATAGAGGTGAAACAGTTTATGAAGTTTATGAGAAACTTGTAACTGACCGAGTTCTATTTGGTGGACTAGCAATGAATATCGTTAAATCAAACGATGGTGGAATTGCCGAATTTTATCACACTGACTTTTCAAGATTAAGAGCAGGTAAAGAAGACGAGTTTGGAAATATTGGAAGTTACTTTTATTCAATTGATTGGAGAGGTACAACTATCAATCCAAGCAAATTTAAGCCCGTTGAAATGGAATCATTTAATATGTTACCAAATTCAGCACCATCACAAATATTTTATGACAAAACTTGTTATACACCAGGTATGTCGTATTATCCAGCACCTGATTACCTTGCGGGTCTTACAACAATCCAATTAGATATTGAGATTAAGAACTTCCACTTGAACAATATGCAAAACTCAATGATGCCATCAATGGCGGTATCATTTACAAATGGAGTTCCTGGTGAAGAAGAAATGGATATGATTCAAAGACAACTTGAATCAAAATATGCTTCAACAAATAATGCTGGTAAATTCTTTTTATTCTTTAGTGAGAATCCTGAAACAGCACCAGTAATTACCCCAATTCCAAATAACGCATCTGATGCTTGGTATACATCAATGGCTCCTCAAATTGAGAACAACGTATTAACATCTTGGAGAATTACATCACCAATGATATTGGGTATTAAAACACCAGGTTCATTAGGTGGAAGAAATGAAATACTTGACTCATATCAACTTTTCTTACAGACGGTAATCATACCTATTCAAGAAGAGATTTTAAAGACGTTAGAGAAGGTTTTATTCATTAAGTACAAACAGCCAATAAAACTAGGTATTGAACAAAATCAAATCTTACCTGACGATGTTCAATCCGCAATAGACACAAAAGCAGGAATATAATGTCAGCTCAAATATTACTCATATCAGAAACTAAGCTTAAGGCTTACACAACGTTAAATCAGAACATTGATATGGCTCTATTAACGAGTTGCATATTCATTGCTCAAGAGATTCACCTTCAAGCATTGATTGGAACCAAAGGATATCACTATTATCAGAATTTGGTTAGAGACAATCAATTATCAGGAACAACAATCTCAAGTGCTGATAGAACAATGTTGGATGATTATTTTGCTCCGTATTTAGTTCACGCGGCAGCTTATGAAGCAATGCCTGAAATCTTTGCTCGTAAAATGAACAAAGCAATTACGATTGGTAATACAGAACAAGGTACCTCAATTGATATCAAGGGAATGTCTTACTTAAGAGATATTGAACAATCAAGATATAACTTCTACGCACAACGTATGATGGATTATTTATTGGGTAATCCAAGTGAATATCCCTGGTATTACACATATGGTAATATTAAAGATATGCCACCTCAAAAGACTCAGTACTTTGGTGGTGTATGGTTTACTCCTGGCATGAGAAAACCAGTTAGAAGAGGAAGCATTCCTGCAAACATGCCATTTTATATTGACCCAACACTTGGTGGATGTGTTGACTGCGGATATTAATACTTAATTATGAACAACGAACTTTTACTTATCATATCAAATACTCTAACTGCCGCTGCTGCTTGGTTTGTTGGTCGTAAAAGACAACAGGCTGAAACAGATAACGCTATTCTTGATAATCTATCTAAGAGTATCGGAGTATATCAAATCATCATAGAAGACCTTAAAAAAGAGATTCATGAACTTAACTTAAAAATTGTTAAACTTGAAGAGAAAGTTAATGAGTTAATGGATGAAAATAAAAAACTTAAATTAAAAACAAGACTATAATGCCAATTCCAAAACCCAATTCAGGACAAGACGAAAAAGAATATATCTCAGCATGTATCAGAGAAATAATTGACGAATACGATGCACCAGGTCAAGCTTATGCTGTGTGTAAAGGTACATACGATAAAGAGTCAATGTCAGAAGAGTTTGCTGATTATGCTTGGGATGAATGTATGTTAGACCAAACTGAAAGATATGGTGATGAAGAAACTGCTGCTAAAATCTGTGGTGCAATCAAAGCGGCTAATATGGCTTCAGAAGAGTTTGCTACATTACCAAAAGGTGATTGTATGGAAAAACATAAGTCAGATGGTTATACAGAACAATATGCTGAATGGGCTTGTTCTGGTAGAAAAAAGAATGATGGTCAACAAGGTGGTGTTGTAAGTCAAGTAAGTTCATTTGGTAGAACCAAATTTGAGTTTGAACCAAAACACAAAGAAACAATGAATGAGTTCATGTCTCGTTGCATGAGTGATTCAGTTGTTAGAGAGAGAAAACCTTATCGTCCATCAAGAGCAGGATTCTGTTATTCTGAGTATCAAAATAGATACGTTGCAAACATAGGTAAGAGCTGGAAGTAATTTACCTTCTATTTCTTATTTTAATACCCCTTCCTTGAATTATCTTATCCTTTTGGTATACTTATATTAATATGAGTAGAAACTTAAAAGAAACGAAGATTTGTGATACCTGTAAAGTTGAAAAGACAATTACGTCATTTTCAATTAACGGTAGAGACGGATATCGTAATAGACGATGTAAACATTGTGTTACAATTAATGCGAACAAAGGTGATAAGAAAGTTTGTAGAGCATGTGACATTGAAAAGCCAATTGATGAATTCCCAACCACAAGTGTTAACGGATTAAAAGCCTCAAGATGTAAATTATGTAAAAATAATAACATATTGATTCCAAAAGAAAAAAGGAATGTATTTGGTAAATCACAGTATAGTCCACAAAGATTAGTCAATATTACAAAGCAAGATTACAAAGACACTTATATTTTCCTCAGAGACTCATTAGGATACGATTTAACATCACATCTTTCTATACATGAGCAGTTTTGTCTAAAACACAATTTAACTCCTCATATCCCTTTAAATTCATTTCCCGATTATTATTCAGTTGAAGAATCTTTTTAGTTGAGCTTGACTTTTCCATTTTTAAATACTATTTATTGTCTGTAGTCCCTCATCACATAAAAGGACATTAAGGCATTTACTAACCCTTATGTAGTAAACATGAAGTGATGAGCATGTTGAAACATAGGGGTTTTTTATTTATTATGAAAAAGAAAAAAGAGACAGAATTGAGAAAAGCATTTAACTTTTATAGAAGTTATTACTCAGTCGCAATGGAATTAGATGATGATAATTTTAATTCATTCATGAAAGCATTACTTCAAAAACAATTTGAAGGAATTGAACCTAATCTTACAGGAATGGCTAAGTTTGCCTATATAAGTCAAGAACATGCAATTAATTCACAAGTTGAAGGTTATGAGAATAAAACAGGTAAAAAACTTAATACTACCGAAGGAGGTACTGAAGGGGGTATAGTAGGGG